TCTTTCACAGAATAATCCTAATTGACGCATAACCGAAGCCCATCCTTCAGGACTTTTTAGGAGTGGGGATATGTCCCTGAAGAGAATTCCTTTTTTAGGAAAGTCTGGGATGTCATTGATGTAGTCAGTTAAGTTCATGATAATGCGAGTTCTAATGGGGTTTGTGGGACAATAGAATAATTGGTAACCAACAATTCAGTTTTAATGTTTTCATCGGTTCCCTTATCTCCACGATGAGCCATGGAGTATCTAAGTTTCCATTCTTTAAGATTGTAATTTTTATATAACTCCATAAGTCTATCATTAACATTGTAAGTAATCATAAACTTGTGGACACAATTATAAACGTCCTCCGCAAACCTATTATGGTCAAATGATTTATGCATCTCACGATTCTTTCCATAAAGAAAATCCTTAATATCATAAGGAGGATCTAAGAATACAAATGTATTACTTGATCCATGTGCTCTCATTACTTCTGAATAATCTATATTAGTTATCTTCCAGTGTTTAATTAACTCAGAAAACTGTGCAAGTTTATCTGCTCCTACAAGAGAGAAATTAGAATTAGATGCTGACTGTGAAAATGTGCTGTTCTCTGTTAAACCAGAATAACTACACTTATTCATAATGAAAAATGCTACTGCTTTCTCAAAGTCATCATAAGTATCAATCTCATCTTTATACTTATTAAACAGTTCTTTTGCCTTTGCAGTTACTTTATCCTTATCACCTGCATCTAACGTCCTCTGCTTCTCTTCTCTTACCCTTTCAGAGAGTTCTTTACCCCTATCCCTCAACTGCACCCAAAAGTTGTAAAGAGGTACATACAAGTCATTAATCCAAACTGGAATGTCTGGATACAATTTTGTAATCTGAATAGCAATAGAACCTCCACCAATAAATGGTTCCCTATACTCTGATATAATCTGAGGAAACCACGGAGTTAAAGTTTTAATTGCTTTAGATTTACCCCCAGGATATCTGAGTGGAGTTTTTAAAGCCTTCTTAGTCTTCATCGAATAATCATAGGATCATCATACATTGGATCCATCATTCTATGTCTTGGTACTATCGCACCAATATCCACTCGTATAGGAGCATCCAATACCCTATCAAGACTTTCTGCCATTCTACGGAAACCACTTCCAACAAATACCTGACCAGCACATACTGCCACTGTAGCAGTACCCCAAAAGATATAATACCATCGAGATTTAATCTGATGTCTTTGTTTACGTAATTTGTCCTTTTTCATTCCTCTAAAAGTCATCTGAATTCACATTCTACCATAATTTCTGTTAAACATGCAAGTAAGTTTATTTCTTGGTCAGCAACGAAGGCAATTTGATATTGATACTTAGCAATAATAAGAACAGCAGCAGGAATGGTGCTAGGTACAAGGGAAGTGTAAAGACTATCGTAAATGCGACGAAGAAGTACAGAAGGATCATTGTCCAAGTTATCGACACACCATTTACGTACTTCCGCAAATTTCTTTTCCTTAAGATTTTTAACCAAGTCATTTACTTTTACGTCACTAAAATGTGCAAGTATACCAGTATCTATTTCACCTCCTACCGAGTATCTTTGACACTCATTGAGAACCCTACGCCAATCGGGAAAGTGTTTGTTAATAAGTTGTGCTAAGACTTTCTTATCTGCCTCTATTCTTTCCTGTTCCAATATCGAGTTAAGACGTTTGAAAAAGCATGTTGCAATTTCTTGCTTTTGTTTTCCTTTGATTGCAAACTCGATAACAGCACATCTGCTGTGGAGGGGCTCAATGATTTTGTTCTTGTAATTGCAGGTAAAAATGAATCTGCAGTTGCTGGAGAACTCCTCAATACTAGCTCTAAGAAGGAGTTGTACGTCGGGAGTGGTATTGTCTGCCTCGTCGATGATGATGACTTTATGCTTTGACTCGCTGCTAAGAGAGACTGTAGATGCGAAGTTCTTGGCATTATTCCGAACGGTATCAAGAAACCTTCCTTCATCCGACCCATTAATGACATAGACATCCACCCCCAATTGTTTACATAATGCTTTTGCTACTGTGGTCTTCCCACATCCTGCAGGACCAGCAAGAAGCATATTTGGTATTTCACCTTTATTTAGAAATTCTAAGAAGGTTTTCTTTATATTCTCTGGGAGAATACATTCTTCAATTGTTTTGGGTCTGTATTTTTCAACCCATAAAAATTCATCACGCATAATTAAATAGTTTGTCGAAGTTGAGTGAGAATTGTTCTATATGCTTCTACTATATCACCTTCGTCCTTTCTGAACAAGTCTTTGTCAAAACTTTGTCCATCTTTCCAGAGTCGCATCGAGTCAGGTGATAGTTCATCAGCAAGGAGTAAATTTTGTTTAGAATCATAACCAAACTCCAATTTAAAATCAACAAGTGTAAGACCTATCTCACGAAAGATCTGTATTAATACTGCATTAACTTCTCTAGCAGTCTGTTCCATCTCTCTTAATGGATAATCACCCATCAATCTAATACGATCTTCTGTAAGTAATGGATCATTCTTCTCATCATCCTTAAGATAATACTCAACCAAAGGCCAATTAATAATCCTACCTTCTTCAAGAGTAGTCTGTCTAACAATAGAACCAGCAGCAACATTCCTTACTACCACTTCTATTGGAATAATATCCACTTTCCAGCAGCACATTGCCCTATGAGTGGGCATACTGATGTAATGTGTTCTTATTCCATACTTTTCTAAAGTCTCAAAAAGGAGTTCAGAAATCTCACAACAGACTCGTCCTTTACCTTCAGGAAAATCTACCTTCCTACCATTACCAGCAGTAACTTTGTCTTCATATTGTATGATGACTTCATTAGGTTCGGAAGTGGTAAAGACAGTCTTTACCTTTCCTTGAATGATTTGAGTATCACTCATCTGGTTCATACTCCGAGGGTGCTGTGTCTTCCCATGTATGGGTATCTTTCTCCTTTTCCCAGGGTTTGGAGTGTGATAGGTCCAACCACTTTGGAAGATGGTCTTTAATCCATTTTAACATTATTCAAATGTAGAATCTGGTTCTAGTGCAATGTAGTAAGTTAAATCTTGATTTTTGCTAGTAAATCTAGATAGAAGTTTCTGAGAAACAACTACATCATAATTACCAGGAAGAATTTTAATATTCTCTACCTTAAAGTTGAATGAGAATGTTGCATCTGTTTCTCCCACAACAATAGAGAAATCATTTGATGTTTCATTCTTCTTATCACGAACAAGAACCTTAACAACACCTTCTCCACCAACTACAGATAGGTCGGAAAGCTGATAGATTGCTGCTGCCTTGAGCAACTTGTCTAATTGATCCGTGCTCAACTCAAAACTAACAGTCTCGTCAGGAAGAGTAAGAGTTTTTTCTGGTGGAGTAATAATTACACTAGCATCTGCAAAGAAATACTTAGAACGAGATCCACCCTCCCTAATAATAACATAACTATCATCTTGAAAATCAAGTTCTGGATTGTGATGAAGACTCAAACCATTAAGGAATTGTCCAAGATCATAGATACCAAAATCCTTGGGAAGTTCCTCTTCAATTGTTGCTTCAGCAAGAATATTTTTCATCACACTTATGGTGCGAAGTTTTGTTCCCTGCTTAAAAAGAATTGACTGATTAATAGTCGAAAAGTTTTTAAGAAGTGAAAGAGTTTTGTCAGAAAGTTTCATAACCACGGGTCGGAGTTTCATCGATTTGAGTGTGTCCACTAAAATAGTAGAGCAATAAAGTATAATGTAAAGCTTTTAATATGTCACGCTTTGCTTGACCTTTTTTATCGTATCTGCTCAAATACTTGATTGCATTAGAACGACAGAAAGCCTCCGCATCTCCAACGGATTCGATAAGATCAAGTGTCTGGACATTATTGTTTTGAGAAGTATAATGTCCACCATAAGTTGTGGAGATATAGTCTTGAAGATCTTTAATACCTTTATCTTCTTCGTATTTTCTTATCTGAGTTTTTTCTATTGATGGTGTAGAAATATGATGTGCTATTGAATCATCATTATCAGAAAGTGTTGTAAATGCTGATGGCATAGTATCCACTAAATGATCAACTGATTCTGCATAATCATAATAAGAAGTTTCCTGCTTTAATCCATCATAAGAAACATTAAATTCTTTTTTAGGTTCATCTGCACCCTCCAATTTAATCTCATCACTCATGTCATTCTCCTTGATAGGATAATCTGTTTCCAAAGTTCCATTAATAACTGAATCCAATAGCCACCAAGCCATATTATATCACCCCTCCTCCGTCTTGGCAAATTCAACTACATTACTAGGTAGTTCAAATTCAGCATCTACCTTATCATATAGTTCAAGGAATGCTTGCTTTGTTTCATCATCAAAACGATTGATGCATACTTGCAATGCTTTTGCTTTATCCTTAAAGATAGAGAAAGCACGAACAATGTGAACAAGACGACGAGTGGAAATGATTTCCTCTATACCTCCATCATAGAATGTTTTACGGATAATGTCACCCCAGTCTACAAGTCTTGCAATAAAGTTTGTATCTGTGACACCAAGAGTAGCAGCAACACCACCAAGTATTCTCCTCTCCACTGTTACTGGTGGATACTCCTGCTCAAAGGTTACTGGGAATCTTTCAAGAAAGGCTTCGTTGAGCACGTTAGTTCCAATAAATCTTCCGTCGTCTGAACCTTTACCTTTAGTATTTGCGGTTGCAATGACG